GCCTGGGCTGCCAGGTGACGAAGGTGGTCCTGGTCCCTTCCGGTGATCCGGTGATGCTGGCCAAGCCGGTGAAGGCCAGCGTGTACGGATTCGACAAAGACAAGAAGCTGGTAGGGCCGTCCACGGTGACGCTGCCTGCCGGCTGGTACGTCCTGCCCAAAAACTGATATGGCCCAGCAAATCATCAACATAGGAGCAATCGCCAACGACAACACCGGGGACACGCTCCGGGGCGCCGGCCAGAAGCTAAACGACAACTTCGACGAGATCTACGCCGCGCTCCCGCTGGTAGCCCCATCGACCTGGGTGCCGACGCTGACCGACTCCGGTGGCGGTCGAACCTTTGCGATCACAGTCAACATGGCGCGACACACGGCCATTGGATTCATCGAGACCTTTACGGTCGACATGACCATTAACTCGGTGAGCGGCGCTGCCACCGGCGATCTTCGACTGAGCCTACCGGATCCAGTCACCTACGACGCCGCACTGGCCATCTGGCTCGACAACGCCACAAACCAGGCCAAGACCGCGGTGATCGGTAAAGCTGTCGGCGGCACGTCCTACGCCGCTCTGTACCACTACGACAACGGGGACTCGACCAGCCTGGCCGGGCAACTACAGGCAAGCAGCCGCATCGTAATCTCCGGCACCTACTTCACCGCCTAAATGACCATCATCGGCTCCAGTCTCCAGCAGGGCATGACGGTGCTCCAGCAGATGCTGGGGGCGCCGATGTTCATCTGGGAAGGCTCGTCGATCCGGTGCATCCCGGCCATGGTCACCGATGCCAACACGCCGGTGCCCGGTGGATTCCAGGACAACGTAGCATCCCGGATCCTGGTCAAGTTTTCCGACTGGAAGACCTGGGACAGCACCCTGGTCACCATGGACACCACCCTTTACACCCTCGACCAGGGCACCGAGTTCTCCAGGCTACTCAAGGAGGACGGCTACTACCTGCTCCAGGAGAACACCGACCGCATCGCTCTAACCTTCTGCAAGCCTCGCCCGGTGGTCGGTAGGACGCTGGTCTACCAGGGACGCACCTTGCGGATCCTGTCCTGCCGGGTGGATGCCTCCGGCGCCTACTACAGCCTCGAACTCGGAGCCAAGACCCGGTGAGGCCTGTCGTCAACATGACGGTCGACTCCAGCAAGTTCGACGCTGCCATGAAGGCATACCTTCTGCAGACGAGCCGTGACCTTCACAAGGCGGTCAACAGCCGATTCTTTTACCTGATGGTCCGGCTGTTTGTCCTGGTGCCGCCTAAGAGCCCAGGCCAGGAGCGCCGCAGGATTGCTGACTACCTCGGCACCCCGCTGGGAAACATCAACCGAAAGTCCAAGAAGACCGGCAAACGCATCGGCAAGTCCCGACTGCTTCGCCGGGTACACCTGATCGCTCAGTCTAAGGAAGCCAAGGCCGGCCGCCGCGGCCTCTACGGCGAGGAGATGAAGGCAGCCGCCTCGGCTCTGATGCGGAAGGCTATCGGCTCAGTCGGCTACCTACGCTCCGGTGTGGTGAAGATCATCCGGATCTACAACAAGGGCTTCACTCAGTTCCAGAGCCCGAAATGGAAGCCTCTGTCTAAGCCTGCAGGCTACAAGGCGCCCAAGAAGACCAATGCTGCCCTAGTCTCATTGGCCAACCAATACGGCCTGCCTGAGGAGAACGTGGCCGTGCACAAGGGCACCAAGGCCCGAGGCATTCAAGCGGTCCCAGGATTCAACCCGACAGCCTCGGTGGTCATGACCGCTGGCGTGGCCGACAACCAATACAACCGGGTGGCAACGATCTACAACCAGGCCATGCAGAGGGCCATGGACGACGAGCTGGCCGAGCTGACCAACCACATGACCGAGGCCATGCTGCAAAACGGCAAGGTACTGGAAGACAACGGAATATCCATCAAATAAACGCCGCCGCACTCAGAGCAGAGAAGGCTGTGGCCGACTACCTGGCAGCCGCCGACTGGCCGGCCTCCGGCGCCGGCACACCCACCTGCCTGACTTCCTACAGCCGCGGCCTCTACGACGACCCTGACGAGCAGGACGTCATGCCCAACTTCCCGCGCCTGGTGGTCTCGACCAACTCTGCGCGGCCTGTGCAACGCACCGACTTGACCTGTGAGGTTGAGATTGCGGTCGAGCTGCAGTTATCTGCCGACGACACCGACGAGGCTGCTGTGCTGACCACCGTCCAGGTGCTCGACAACCGGATCCTGCCGCTCTTTGACGAGTCCGGCGCCTCTGCCCTAGACGCGCCATCAAACGACGCCAGCGGTCCGTTTACGGCCCAGTTTGCCGCCCCTCTGGACTTTGGGGCTGCCTCAATCTCTAATCGGTCCAGGACGTTCACCAGGACCTTCACCCTTTACTGCAGCGCAACCATCTAACCTCAGACACCTATGGCTAACGTACACGGAAATAAATATCTCTTTGGATCACCGGCGACCTTGGCAATGTACGACGCCGCCGGCGCCCTCATTGTCACCGGCTACATCTCGCCCGAGATCGAAAGCTATGACATCACTGGAGAATGCGACACCGAAGAGGTCCGCAATGGCAACGGTGAGGTGGTCGGCCACATCACCTACAACAACCGGCTGACCCTGACCGTTAATTTCGTTCCTGTTGGGACCAACGCCACCGCGGCCACCGCCCTGAACGAGCGCCTCTATGGCTGCTCTTTGCCCCAAGGTAATGGCACCGTGGCGATCTCAAACGCTCCAGTGATCAATGTCGCAGGTTACGCCGACGCCATCAACACCGGCAGCGGTGGCCGATGGATCTATGCTGGCGGTGGTTCGATCAAGACCACCCAGACCGGCAAAGCTACCGGAACGATCACCCTAAAGCGCTTCCCGGCCATCAGCGCTGGCGCGGCCACCAACCTGTGACCGCTCTGGCCGACATCCTAAGCGCAACAGCCAAGCCCTGTCCGATGGTGATCGGGCTCCGCATGGTGCCCTTTACTGTCGGCCATGCCATCCTGCTGCATCGCCTCGGATCACCCTTCGTCACCGGAGGCCGGGCCACCGCTAACGACCTGGTTGAGGCTGTTGTCGTGTGCAGCCAATCTGCCCAGGAGTCAGTCAAAACAATGGCCTCGATGTTCCGCTGGGTGCCGCTCCGGCTGATGCGCCAAAAGGTCAGTAAGTCCGACCTAGCAAAGGAGTGCCACACCCTTCAGGAGTGGATCGGCGACAAATCCGACTGCCCGGAGGTTCTACGGCAGCCGGGTGCAGGATCCAGGCAGGCCGCTATGCCCTGGCCTGAAAGGCTCCTGGTTGGCCTGGTCGACATTGGATTCACCGAGGAGACGGTTCTAAATATGCCGGTTAGCGATGCCGAAAGGTTCTTCCTGACCAATGCCGAGCTGCACGGCCAGGTGGAGCTGTGGAGCAATGAGCAAGATGCGCTCTGGCGCTACGCTCAGGAACAGCAGACAATCCGGAACTGACATGGCTATCTTCTCGTTAATTGCCAAGCTGGGCCTAGACGGCACAGCCTACGAAAGCGGCTTAAAAAAGGCTTCAAGCACGACCGACAAGTTTCGGCAATCGGTAGGATCTCAGCTCGGTGCTGCATTATCCGTCGCTGCCATCGGCGGCTTTCTTAAAAGTGTAATCAACACAGTCGACGCTATAGGCGACCTTTCAGAGCAACTCAACATCAGCACCGACGACGTTCAACGCCTACAAGTGCTGGCAGGCCAAACAGGGGTCTCGTTTGAGGCTATGGCCAAGTCGATCACAAAAGTCAGCCAGGAGCGCCTAAAGGCTATTGAGGAAGGTGGGAAGGCCCGGGAATACTTCAGAACACTTGGCTTTTCAGTCACTGAACTAAACGAGAAAAGCCTCTCGAACATCGACTTAATTTCAAGGATGGGCCAAGCGCACAAGGATGCAGGAAGCAGCGCCCAGACACAGGCAGCAATGATGGCCATCTTGGGCGAGGAAGCCTTTAAGGCTGCTGGAGCTATGGCCAAGATAAAAGATATAGGTCCAATCGACGTAATTTCTAAAGAACAAATTGATCAGGTTGGAAAATTAGCAGACCGCATGGATGAAATAAGGAGACGAGGCGCTGTTGCTGCAACACCTTTAGTCACCTATCTTGGAGATCAACTTGAAAGCGATTTTAAGCTAATCATAAAAATACAGGAGTTTTTGAAGACTGTTTTTCAAGAGTCTCGACAAAACAATGAGATTTATAGAACTGGCTTTGGAGAAGTGCTTAGGCGATCTGAAGGTGGTGGTGAAGGTTTTAATGCATCATTAACATCAAGCGGCACAATTGGAACAATAAACAGCAAAGCCAAACGCGAAACATCAATGTTCACCGAGGCTGCCGCCCCAGGCTGGGTAAACACCATGGTCGGCCAGATTAAGATTCAAACCAACGAGACCCGAGCCGTTCGCGTGAACACCGGTAGAACAGCTCAGGCTGTCGAATAACATGGCAACGATTCAGGGTAACTTAATCGCTCCGACACCGCCTCCGAGCAACACGCCGCTGACCTATGTAGAAGTCAGCCGTGGATACGACAACGTCGGCAATGGGCGGGTTGTCACACTGACATTCAAAGGCCCCAAGGATGCCCTGCGGATCGCATCAGCCCAATGGGTAGCCCTGGGCGCCAAGTACAGCATTCGAGAGGAAGGCCCTTATTCCGAGGCCACCGTCACCATCGGCGGCACCTCATTCGACCCAGGCCTTCCGATTCAAGACCAGAGCATCCCGCAGGTGGGTGAACTGGCCGACATCCGCTACGAGTTCAGGACAGATTACCTCGACGTGTCAGTGTTCGCTTTGCCTGCTGTAGACAAAGAGGCCAACTCGACAGGCAACCCTGCCCTCTACCGATTTATCATCGAGACAGCCATCAAGAACGGTGAGAGGCTTCCAGGTATTCAGGAAAGCAACATCTCGACTCTGCCGTTAGCCCAGAAGGTCTGGCAGATGCTTTACCGCGGCCAGGACACCTTCCCGACGGCCCGAGTCAGTCTGACCAGGATCGCAACCTTCAGCGGCAACCTCGGGCTACCTCAAGTTCCCAACGGCATACCTCCGGTCTA